GAGACCGCTGAAGAGCGCATGGTGCGCGAAGCCAAGCAGGATGCTGCTACGGAGAAAGGCTACAAAGAAGCAACCAAGCCTGATCGCCTGAAGAAAGCCCTGCCGTTCAAGGCTGGCGGCGTTGTTGGCTCCGCTTCCAAGCGTGCTGACGGTTGCGCTCAGCGTGGCAAGACTAAAGGCCGGATGGTATAACCATGATGTCCTCACGTGGGATGGGGGCCATAAGCCCCTCCAAGATGCCCAAGGCAACTCGTAAATCACGACGAGACAATACTGATTTCGATCAGTATGCCGAGGGCGGCGAGGTTAAGTCCCGTGTGAATCAGGCTGGTAATTACACCAAGCCGGGTATGCGTAAGTCGCTGTTTGAGTCCATCAAGTCTCGCGCTACGCAGGGCACCGCCGCAGGGCAATGGTCAGCCCGTAAAGCGCAGTTGCTGGCGAAGCAGTACAAGGCTAAAGGCGGAGGCTATAAGTGAAAGCCCCCCAGCAGTCACTAAAAAACTGGACTTCTCAGAAATGGCGCACGAAGTCAGGCAAGCCCTCAAGCGAGACTGGCGAGCGATACCTTCCCGCAAACGCGATCAAGTCCCTGTCCTCCGCCGAGTACGCTGCGACCACCCGCGCTAAACGCGCTGGCAAGTCCAAAGGCAAGCAGTTCGTATCTCAGCCCAAGACCATCGCCAAAAAGACTGCAAGGTTTAGATAATGGCTACGACAGGCACTTCGACGTTTAATCTGGACATGAACGACCTTATCGAAGAGGCGTTTGAGAGGTGCGGCCAAGAACTTCGCACGGGTTATGACTTCCGCACGGCTCGACGTAGCCTTAACCTGCTGTCTATTGAGTGGGCAAATCGCGGTATCAACCTGTGGACAATTGAGCAGGGGCAGATTCCCCTGTATCAAAATCAATCTATTTACTCGCTTCCGGTGGATACGATTGATCTTCTGGATCAGGTTGTCAGGACGGGAACTGGTACAAACCAAACTGACATCAATATCAATCGGATCTCGGAGTCCACGTACTCTACGATCCCTAACAAGAATGCTACGGGTCGTCCTATTCAGGTCTGGATCAACCGGCAGTCGGGCGAGTCTAACCCTACCACCGCTACGCTGACTGCCACGATTGGTTCTACAGATACTACGATTGCCATTACCGGCGCTTCGACTTTGCCGTCCGCAGGGTTTATCAAGCTGGACAACGAAACGATTGGGTACTCGGCCATTAGCGGGAATAACCTGCTCTACTGTGGCCGTGGACAGAACAGCACTACTGCGGCTTCTCATACCGCTGGCGCTAGCGTTACACTTCAGAACTTGCCAAACATCAATATCTGGCCTATCCCAAATCAAGGCGCGGTTGGCAACCCTTACTATATGTTTGTGTATTGGCGTATGCGCCGAGTGCAGGACGCTGGTACAGGTACCAAAACTCAGGATATTCCATTCCGGTTCATCGAATGCATGGTCGCTGGGCTTGCATACAAGATGGCTATGAAGCTGCCAAACATGGACCCCAATAGGCTTGCCGTTCTTAAAGCTGAATACGACATGCAGTGGCAGTTGGCCTCGGATGAAGATCGGGATAAGGCCAGTCTGCGGTTTGTGCCACGTTCTATGTACTATGCCTGATTATGGCTGGGCCTAAATACGCTTCCGCTAAGAACGCGATTGCTGAGTGTGATCGCTGCGGGCAACGCTATAAACTTAAGGAACTCCGCAAACTCACGATCAAGACCAAACAGGTCAATATCAAGGTTTGCCATGAGTGCTGGGAACCAGATCACCCTCAGTTGCAATTGGGTATGTACCCCGTGTACGACCCGCAGGCCGTGCGTGAGCCACGCCCGGATACCAGCTACTACCAGTCTGGAGTTAATGCAGAAGGTAGTCGGGTCTTTCAGTGGGGGTGGAACCCCGTAGGCGGGTCTAGAGCAAATGACGCTGGATTGACCCCAAATAACTTGGTACTCTCTGTACAAGTTGGTACCGTCACTGTAGTGACTGCGTAGGAGCAGACATGGATTCCATGAAAAAAATCGCCAAGACCGAGGTTAAGGCTCACGAAAAGCGCATGCACGCCAAGGGCATGAAGAAAGGCGGCGTTACTTCTCTCGATATGAAGAAGTACGGTCGCAACATGGCCCGTGCAATGAACCAGCGGAGCAAGTAATGGCTAAGTTCAGCATGAAGGTCAAGGGCAAGGAGATCGGCCCCGCGCCGGTTTATGCGCCTCCGCACGATATGCAGGGCACTGCTGGTGTTGACATCAGCAACTCTGGCTACAACGGCGGCAAGCGTTACCGCGCCAACGATGTGAACATGAGCGTTGGTAATATCGACCGCAACGATTACGCAGCGCCTAAGACTTCGGGTATCAAGACTCGGGGTAACGGTGCCGCTACCAAGGGCGTGACTGCTCGGGGACCGATGGCGTGAACTACAGCGAGCTTTCTGCTGCGATTCAGTCGTATACCGAGAATCAGTTCCCGGTGACGACACTTGCTGATGGGTCTACGGTTTCGTCGGCCTCTCAGATCGCTCGCTTCGTTCAGCAGGCAGAACAGCGGATTTACAACACTGTTCAGTTCCCGTCCCTGCGTAAGAACGTGACCGGCACAACCTCTGTCGGCAATAAGTACCTGTCCTGCCCAACCGATTTTCTTGCCGTGTATTCCATGGCGGTTATTGATGGGGCTGGGGCGTATGAGTACCTGCTCAATAAGGATGTGAACTTCATCCGGCAGTCGTATCCATCCCCAACAGATACAGGCGCTCCGAAGTATTACTCCTTGTTTGGCCCGACGGTGACCGGAGTTACGATCACCAACGAATTGTCGTTTTTGCTTGGGCCGACCCCGGATATCGCTTACGGCATCGAGCTTCACTATTACTACTATCCTGAGTCGATTACGGTCGCAAACACCACTTGGCTGGGGGATAACTTTGATTCGGTGCTGTTGTACGGAGCGCTGGTTGAGGCGTATACCTTCATGAAGGGTGAGGCCGATCTGGTTGGCTTGTATGATGGCAAGTACAAAGAAGCCCTTGCTCTTGCCAAGCGCCTTGGAGATGGAATGGAGCGTCAGGATGCGTACCGTTCTGGGCAATACCGTCAGCCGGTGACTTAAGATGGCACTTGTTCAAGGCGCGACTAATACGTTTAAAACGGGTCTTGCATCAGGCTCGTTTAATTTTTCGTCGGATACTTTTAAGATCGCGCTGTATAGCAGCACCGCTGACCTTGGCCCGACAACCACTGCATATACAACGACTGGTGAACTCACTGGCACCGGGTATACTGCCGGTGGCGTTACGCTTACAGTGTCTGTCACTCCGACGACTGGGGCGGATTCTTCTAATACGGTAGCGTATTTGTCTTTCGCAAATGCAACGTGGAACCCAGCGGCGTTTACGTGCCGTGGCGCGTTGATCTACAAGTCAGGTGGGGGGAACCCCACAGTGTGTGTTCTGGATTTTGGTAGCGACAAGACATGCACTACCTCATTTGAGGTACAGTTCCCCGCTGCCTCTAGTACAAGCGCAATCATCAGGATTGCATAGGAGCTTGAAGTGACGACGAATCGAGCGAAAACTTCGGATGTTATTGGCGGCGGTCTGATTGCTAATAGCATGCCGAGCGACTCTGCCAAAGCCACTGGCAAGTACATCGTTGAGTGTTTTGATAAAGACGGCAACCCCAAGTGGACTGCTGAGACGCCCAACCTCGTTGTTAACGTCGGGCTTCAGTACATGGCTGGATCAGCGCTTGTTGCTACCACTCAGATCACCACTTGGTATGTTGGGTTGTATGGCGCTGGAGCTTCAAACACCCCCGCTGCTACTGACACGGCGTCCTCGCATATTGGCTGGACTGAAAACACCAGCTACACGGAAGCTACGCGCCCGGTGGCAAACTTTGCCGCTGCAACTAATGCCAATCCTTCCGTTGTTACCAACACCTCTAACAAGGCGGTGTTTACCATGAACGCCACCACCACGATTGGCGGTGCGTTTTTGATTAGCAACAACACTAAGGCTGGTACTACCGGTACGCTGTTCTCTGCCGCTGACTTTCAAGCCCCCGGCGACCGAGCGGTTGTTAGCGGGGATATTCTGAACGTCACTTATCAGTTTAGCCTGTCCGCCTAAGGATGGATAAGTGTCCAGTGGCTGGGGTTCCGGCACTTGGGGCCAATCTAACTGGGGTTACTCTGGGTATTCATCCTCAGTAACGGAGTCCGCCACTGGCTCTGATTCCATAACGGGATCATCTCTTGCAGGTCTAGTCACAGAAGCGGCTACAGGCACTGAAACTGTAGCCGCTATACGGCGGTTAAACCCCGTAGTTGCCGAGTCGGCATCCATAGCCGACAGCAATCTTGGCGAGCGAAACTACTTTCGCACTGAATCCGAGACTGCTACTGGCGCGGATTCTACTAGCGCGCAGGCAAGATTTTTCTCTAGTGAAATCGAGGCTGCAACGGCCTCGGATCAGATAAGCGCACGCTCGCAGTTTTTCAGATCAGAAACAGAAGTAGGAACAATCTCCGATCTGGTATCTGCCGGACCTACTTTTTACTCTGCTGAGCAAGAAACTGCCACTGTTGCAGAGTCAATAGCCGCTCGGGCGCAACTACAGTCTTCTGCCTTAGAAACATCTACCGGCGCTGACTCCGTTTCCTCAGTTCGTATCCTTACCGAAGGCGGATGGGGTACGGGAACGTGGGGTCAGGGTCCGTGGAGTGGCACGGTATTTAGCCGGTCAATCGTAGAGGCCGCTACCGCTTCAGATCAAGTATCTGTCTCGGTCCCCGCTGTTAATGGGCAAATAAACGAGACTGCAACTGGCACTGACTCTGTAACCCCGAGACTAACAACCGTCAATGGTTTGGTTATTGAATCGGCGTCTATTGCCGACTCTATAGCGGCTAGGTTTGCGCCCCGGTCAAGTGTTTCAGAATCAGCGGCGGTTGCGGATTCTGTTTCCTCAGTTCGTATCCTTACTGAAGGCGGCTGGGGATCAGGCACTTGGGGCCAAGGGCCTTGGAACGGGGTTGTATTCGCCCGTAGTATAGAGGAGTCTGCTGCTGGCTCGGATTTGATCTTAGCTGCGGTTGCCACTGTTAACGGCTCTGTTATTGAAGCGGCTCTTGTTTCTGACTCGATAACGCCAAAACTAACAGTTGTTAATGGCGAAGTTATTGAAAATGTATACGTCTCTGATGAAGTTTCAGCGGCTACGATCTTTGATAGTTTTAACGCCGTAACTGAAGTTTCTTCTTCGGTTGATACCGTATCTTTATCCGTTATCTATACTGAGGGCGGCTGGGGCTCTGGTGCGTGGGGCCAAGGTCCTTGGAATGGCATTGTATTTAGCAGAGATATAACGGATACCGCAGTAGCATCTGATTCCGTCACGCCAAAACTCGCGCTATTAAACGGTTTAGTTGCCGAGGCTTCTGTAGCAGTCGAATCGGTGACGTTAAATTTGGCGTTGTCTTTTAACTCTACAGTTGATTCAACCTTCGCGTCTGACGAGATAAGTGCAGAGTTTCCGGTTCAAAACCCGTTAGTAAGCGAGCCCTCCACGGCTACCGATGCCGTATCGCTCGCGGTCATTTACACAGAAGGCGGCTGGGGTTCTGGGACTTGGGGTCAAGGGCCTTGGAACGGGGTGGTGTTCTCTCGTTCTATCGAAGAGTCTGCGCTGGTAGCAGATGAAGTTATCGGCGTCCCTGCGTACCCCCGGTCTACAGATGAGTTTCTGGACGCGACGGTAGAAGTTGATACCGCTGCTACGTTCTTCGTTTCCATCATCGAAGGCGTTGCAATCTCCGATTCCACGGTCGGGGTGCAGTATTACGAATCGGATGTCCACGAAGATCTTACTGTCGCGGACCTTATCCGTGGCGGGCGTTCTTATTTCCGCTCTATAGAAGACGCATCTTCTGCGACTGATTCAGTCGCATCTGACCCCGAGTACGCAGTACTTATTGCCGACGTAGGACTTGCTGCTGACTTAATTAGTTCTATCATCACCCGTCAATGGGACACGATAGACGATTCTCAAGACGCAAACTGGCAGGCCCCTGACAACAGTCAGCCGGTTACTTGGGAGACTGTTAGTGACAATCAGGACGCGCAGTGGCAGAATGCTGGTACGTCGCAAACCGCCGACTGGGTTGCGGTTGATGTCACTCAGGCTGTAAGCTGGCAAAATGTTAACGCCGCCCAAACTACTGCTTGGTCTGAAGTCAATGATAGCCAGTCTGCGGGCTGGCAGTCTGTTGTTAATGAGCAGGCTGGAAGCTGGCCTACAATCGAGACCGCGCAAGCGGTAAACTGGCAAGGAGTCGCTACCAATCAAAACCCGGCATGGTCGGATATTGATAGCGCTCAAGACTTTGACGAGACAGAAATCGTTTAGGAGTAGTTCATGGCCGTTACGTATACCTCCCTCCTTGGCCTTGCTAAGCCAACTACTGGCACAGAGGCGGGCACATGGGGTGATGTAGTCAATGACTACTTGACTACCTATCTTGATGCAGCGGTGGCCGGGGCTCAGACAATCAGTGGGAGCCAAACTGCGGTCACCTTAACGGTGGCAAACGGTACTGCGCTAGTTCAAGCAGCCGCAACATCCGCAGGCTCCGCGCAGTACCACATCATTAACTGTACGGGTAGTCCGGCAGCTACGTTGGTAATCACCGCTCCGTCTGCGAGCCGTGTATATCTGGTTATCAACGCTACCTCTACCAATCAGATAGTGACGGTCAAAGGCGCAGCAACGACTGGGGTTAACATCCCCGCGCTTACCCGGTCGCTGATTGCTTGGAACGGATCTGACTACATCCTGATCGCCTCTAACCGGATCACTGATCTGACGGGAACTTTGACTACCGGCAACGGCGGTACGGGTCTGACGACCTTTACTGCGGCCAACAACGCCATTTACTCCACCTCGTCTTCGGCGCTGACTGCCGGTACGCTGCCTGTGGCGGCGGGGGGTACGGGCGCTACGACCCTGACGGGTGTGGTTAAAGCTAGTGGGGTTTCGGCGTTTACAGCCGGGAGTGTAAGTCTCTCCACAGAAGTTACCGGTACTCTCCCAATCGCTAACGGCGGTACGGGTTCTACTACTGCGGCAAATGCTGCAACCGCTCTGGGTGTCGGCACCGCGAGCAGCACACAGCTAGGTTCTCTTGGTGTGGGCACGACCGCCAGCGGGACCACCGGTGAGATTCGGGCAACTAATAACGTCACTGCCTATTACTCTTCAGACCGTAGGCTCAAAGAAAACATTCGTGATATTCCCCGTGCAGTTGATGCTGTAGAAGCGATTGGCGGGAAGCTGTTTGACTGGACGGACAAATACATCGAGTCTAAGGGCGGTGCGGACGGCTACTTTGTACAGAAGTCTGACTTTGGTGTGGTGGCGCAGGATGTCCAAGAAGCCTTCCCGTTGGCAGTCCGTGAACGTGAAGATGGCACCTTAGCCGTAGACTACGAAAAACTCTGCGCGCTAGCTTTTGCCGCTATCAAAGAACTTTCTACCCGAGTGAAAGAACTGGAGGCCCGCTAAATGGCAGTTCTCCCGTCATCAGGTGTTCTGAGCATCAACGACATTGCCAGTGTAATGGGTGGTACAGCACCGCACAGTTTGAGCGAGTATTACCGTGACGGCGGTCTAGTGCCGAGTACAAAAACGGTGACGACCAGTGAAGGCCCGTTTGGCTCTCTTGATGTCTATCATTTTAGTCAAGGGCAATTTCAAAACACCATTTACTGGAATAGTGTCCTTATCGTTTCGGATTACTCCAACGCGGTTTCGTCTGTGTTAGTTGGGTCTACGACGTACTTCAGAGGCAGTTTGTTCTACACCTACACAGACCCAGAAACGGGTTTTACTCAAAACTATTATCAAGTTTCTCGCTCTTACCCGACGACTGTGAACATCAACGGAAGTGTTCCAACTTCCGGCCAAATCAGCATCAGCAACTTCTACGGCGCAGAGAAGCCATGACTACCATAAACCCCGTATTTTATGTCGATAAAGTCTACGTTCAGCAGTATCCTGAATGCCCCGACTCAGTGGCTAGATCGACTTGGATCTGCGAGATGACCCGTAACGGCGTTAAAATCTATGGTGCGGGTGTTACATATCTCACCCCCCCAAGTCCTCAAGGGTTTATTCCGATTGCTCAACTGACCGCGCAACAGGTCGTTGACTGGATCATTCAGGTCCAAGGAGGCCAACCTTGGGTTGACTCCTACGTAGCCTCGCACGAGGATCAGATGGTGCAGGCAGAGCGCAATGCCCAGATGCAGTATTGGTCTACCCCGCTGGTTGATCAACCTCCTGTTCCTACACCGACTCCCCCGCCCTTCTAAACCCACTGGTGATTTTTAAGTGCCATGTTCCCCAAACTTACCCCCGTGGTGCAGTTCCTGACTGCCTCTTTTGCCCTATCCGTGGGCGGGTATAGCGCTGGGGATAAGTTTGGATGGTTTGACCGCAGCATTATTGAGTGGGCACCGGAGCACTTCAGCATCAAGGATGCCAAGATCGGTGAGCCTGTGCAGGTAACGGTAGCCCGGATCAAGAAGCGCGATGACTGTTCGGTAGAAGGCTTCACTCCTACGGTTCGTGATGGCTATGGGGTGATGCACGAAGCCACTCCCAGCATGTCGAAGTTCACCGGCCCCGCTGGCCCTGAGATTGATACCTTCACGTACCTGCTGAAGATTTCGGAGAAAGAGCCCGTAAATCCCGGAAGGGCCACCCTGCTGGCGACCATCAAGTACAAGTGCCCAGAGGGGGAGCGGACAGTGACTTACCCCCGGCACAAGAACCTGACGTTCAATTTAAAAGGCTAAGCATGCTCCCAATCGTCGCTTCTATCGTCTCTGGCCTGATCTCCAACGGTCTGCCTAAGATTGCCGACGCCGTGCTGGAAAAGGGCGTTGATTACGTCGAGAAAAAACTCGGGGTGGAACTCAAGCCAGAGGAAGAGATGACGCAGGAGGACGTAGCGTCCTTGCGCGAGCGGGCCATGCAGCACGCTGAGTTTATGGTGGAGCAAGAGGTTAAGGACAAGGCCAATGCCCGAGACATGGCAAAACACGCCATGTCCTCCTCAGACTGGTTCGTGAGGCGGTTCACCTATTTCTTCATCAGCGGATGGTCGATCTTTGCGATGGTGTACATTCCGTATATCACTTTTGGCCCGATCCCGTCTGAGAACGTACGGTTCGCTGACACCATCCTAGGCTTCATGCTGGGTACTGTGATGGCATCAATGTTCTCGTTCTTGCTGGGTTCCTCCTTTGGCTCCCGTGTCAAGGATGAGAAGAAATGATTGAGATTGCCCATCTTGTTGCCGTTGGCGTAAGGCCCGAGACCGCCGCTACGTGGCTCCCTGCTGTGCAGGCTGCTTGTGAGCGGTTTGAGATCAACAACCCGAATCGGATCGCGGCGTTTCTCGCGCAGTGCGGCCATGAATCCGGCGGCTTTACTCGACTCATCGAGAACCTGAACTACAGTGCCGAGGCGCTCATGCGGGTTTGGCCCAGTCGGTTTCCGTCGATGGAAGTGGCGATGCGGTATCACCGCCAGCCCGAGAAGATCGCTAATAACGTCTATGGCAACCGGATGGGTAACGGCTCTGAGGCAAGCGGTGAAGGCTGGAAGTACCGGGGCCGGGGGCTGAAACAACTCACTGGCAAGTCAAACTACACAGCGTGTAGCAAGGGTCTGGGTAAAGATCTCGTTGCTGAACCTGACTTGCTGCTTACGCCTGAGTTTGCCGCGCTGTCTGCTGGATGGTTCTGGAAGTCTAACAATTGTTCGCCTATGGCCGACGCCCGCGAGTTTGAGTTGTTGACCAAACGCATCAACGGTGGTCTGATTGGGTTGGCCGACCGCAAAGCTCGGTACGCTAAAGCCCTCGCCTGTTTCCCTGAGTAATCATGCCGCTCCAAAAGATTGTCTTTAAGCCGGGGGTTAATAAGGAGAACACTCGATATACCACCGAGGGTGGCTGGTATGAGTGCGACAAGATCCGCTTCCGTCAAGGCAATCCAGAGAGTATCGGTGGGTGGGTGCCGTACTCCAGTATTGGCGCTGTATTTCGCGGTGTTTGCCGATCCCTGTGGAATTGGGTAACGCTCACTGGGCGTAACTTGATGGGGGTGGGCACCAACCTGAAGTTTTATATCGAGGAAGGTGGTGCGTACAACGACATCACGCCGATTAGACGGACGGTAACGCTGGGGTCTAATCCATTTGCTGGCAATAACACTACGACAGTCACCGTGACTGATACAGGACACGGGGCCTCTATTGGCGACTTCGTGACTTACTCCGGGGCCACGGGCACTTACGATACAATCTTCAACGCCGAGTTCCAGATTGTCTCTATCGTCAATGCCAACTCCTACACCATCACCGCGCCGTCTGTAATCTCTGGTGGCTCTTATGGCGGGACTCCCGTAGCGGCTTATCAGGTGGGAGTCAGTGGATCTACAGAACTTCCACGGATCGGCTGGGGGTTCAGTACTTGGGCGTCAGGCGGCTGGGGAGAAGGCTCTCCGGTTACCACTAGCACTAGTCTTGGGCTGTGGACGCAGCAGAACTACGGCGAGGATCTAATTTTCGGCCCCCGTACTGGCGGTGTTTACTATTGGGATGCCACGAACGGCACCAACACTCGCGGTGTGCTGCTCAACTCTCTTGGCGGGACGGTGACGTTTACTACCACTTCCCCCACAATAGTAACGCTTACAACGGTATTGTCCGAAAGCACGGCGGTGCAGTTTGCGGTATCTAGTGGTGGCACGCTGCCTACCGGCATTACAGCCAATACAACCTACTACCTATTTAACGTGCTGGGGCTGACTGCGAATCTTCTGGATGGTTCCGGCAATCTGGTCAATGTAACTAGCGCAGGCAGTGGGACGTTTAGTATCTCTACGTTAGTGGACGTTCCAACGGTACAAAACACGATTGTTGTATCTGACGTTAACCGGTTTGTGTTTGCCTTAGGGTGCAATGACTACGGGTCGGCGGTTATTGACCCAATGCTGATTCGCTGGAGCGATCAAGACAACGTATATCAGTGGACCCCAGACGCCGCCAATCAGGCTGGAAGCGTGCGCGTCTCTCACGGCTCTTCGATTATCGCTGGCGTGCTTGCTCGTCAAGAGCTTGTGGTATTCACGGACTCCAGCGTTTATTCGCTGCAATACTTTGGGCCACCAACTGTTTGGGGGCCGCAGCTTCTTGCTGACAACATATCTATTGCAGGATTTAACGCGGCGGTTGTTGCCTCGGGCATTATCTACTGGATGGGAATAGATAAGTTCTATTTCTACGATGGCCGAGTGCAGACCCTGAATTGCGACGTTCGGCGTTATGTATTTGGCGATTTCAACATCTCGCAATCAAGCCAAGTGTATGCGGGGTCTAACGAAGGGTTCAACGAAGTCTGGTGGTTTTACCCGGCGGCAAATTCTACTCAACCTGATCGTTACGTAATTTTTAATTATTTTGAGCAGGCTTGGTATTACGGCACCATGGAGCGCACTGCGTGGATTGACTCTGGTTTGCGGACTAATCCACTCGCCACAACCTACGATTCGGTTACGCAGACTGGGCGACTGATTACCCACGAAAGCGGTATCAACGACAACACCTCTGGAACCAATAACCCGCTCAATGCGTACATTAGTTCGTCGGAGTTTGATATTGGCGACGGCCACAACTTCAGTTTCGTGTGGCGCTTCCTGCCAGACATTACGTTCGCCAACTCTTCAAACTCACCGACTGGCGCGTCTCCGCAAGTGGCAATGACTCTCTCTACGTTGCAGAACTCTGGCTCCGGGATAACCACTGCCAACTCCAACACTGTTACCTTGAACGCTCCGGCTACAACTTCTGATACAGAGAAATTCACTGGTCAGGTATATACCCGGCTGCGTGGACGACAGATGATCTTTAAGATTGGGTCCAATCAAGTTAATACTGCGTGGCAATTGGGCGCACCGCGTATTGATTTCCGCTCTGACGGTAGGCGATGAGTAATAACTATCTACGGTTTCCGCCCTCTCCTAGCATTCCACTCGCCCCGCAGGCATGGAATCCGCAGTTTCACGATCAGTATTCCAACGTACTTCGTTTGTATTTCAACCAACTTAGCCAAGTGCTCGGCCAGTTGGGTGGCAGACAAGGTGGCAGACTAACCAATTTCCCGTATGGCGCGTTTCATCAGGACGGGACAACTAGCCTGACAACAGGTATCTCCAACACCTCAACCGCAGACCTTCAGGTTGTATCAACTGCTGATTTTCCATCCCAAGGGTGGGTATTGATTGGCGAGGAGATTATTCGCTTCACCGGCAAGACGCCAACAACCTTTACTGGTATTACGCGAGGCGTATTCAGTACGACCAATACGTCGCATAGTGCTGGGGCTGTACTATCAGAAGTTCAGGGTGTTTCTAGCCCAATGACTTACGGCACGATTCTTCTTAATTACACCGACTACAGTAATGGTGTACGCACTGGTGATAGCGGCGCTAATGTCTATTTTGAGAACGCCGGTGTTTACAACATCCAGATAAGCGCGCAGTTATTGAACTACTCCACAACGACCGATAACGTCACGATGTGGTTTACCTTAAACGGTGCCGATATACCGTATTCAGCCAGTATTGAAGAGGTTGGGTCAAAACATG